TGACCTTGCTGCTCAGCTATTTCCATAAGCTCTTCTTTGTCAATCAGTTCCATATTTGCCCTCCTTACCCAAAGCAAAAATAAGTAGTCGAGTAACTGGTCTTATGCGTCTCATAAACCCCCGTGCCCTGCACAAACTCCGCCTGATACAGCACGTTAGTATCACAATCAATCTCGCCCCGCAGCGCCCGAGCCGCTATCTCCTGGTACTTCGCCCAAGACTCTGCGTCAGCCCTGGCCCTGCGGCCGTAATAGCTGTTGGGGTCTGCGTAGTCGGGATGATACTGGTTTTTCTGAACAATGACCTCGTAAATGGTGTCCGGGAATTTGTCGGAGCGGCAACGGTTGACAGGCACGACCGCTACAAGCTCCATATGACGGTCTGAGCAGCCATATCCAGCCTCATTTCCAAGCAAAGTTGCAACGGCATCTCTGTCCTCGCAGAACCGCTCCTGTGCCTCCCACCAGAGCTCCTGAGCTCTGACGATAATCGGGTCGTCCTCCGGCAGTCCTATGCTACGGGCCAGCTCCGCCATCTCGTGTAGCGTTTCCTGCTGGACAAAGGGCGCGTATGTAAACCCAGTTTCCTCCTCCGGCGGAAGGTAAGCGCCCATGCACATGACGCACATCAAAATGGCCAGTGCCACCAATAGTATTTTCTTCATCTCATTCCATCCTTTCTATGTTGAGTGCAATTAGTCAGCAGCTCAGAGAGCTATGTAAAAAAGCACGGAGGCCACAAACAGAACAGCAAACCAGCCCTTCTTTTCCTCAGCGACAAAACCCAATAGTCCGATGACCGCGGATAAACATAATATTATTTTCATTCTCGCACCCCCTTTAGATATGGAGCTGCCTCATCTGTTCTTTGGACAGCTCTTCCTTGCTCACTCCGATAAAGCTCTCCCTCGCGGTACAAGCGCCCTCACCAAACTCGACCACATGGAAGCGGCCTTTGGGGTGAATCCAGATGACCTTTCCCTTGCACCGCGCCACGCCCCTGTACGCATCCAGCTTGTCCGTAATGGTTATGGGGCAGCGGGTAACTATATCGCCTATATGAACTTGACCCATGCAGGGTATATAATCGGCCTTTGGCTCCCTATCAGGCCGAACCGTCACATAAGGTTTCCGCTTTTGCTTTGCCATAGAACCACATCCTTATCAAAACGGCATATCCTCATCGCCGCCGTCTATTTCCGTGAACCCTCCTCCGCCGGTCCGGGCCGGAGCCTGGTCGCTCTCGCCGCTGTTCTTGCTGTCCCCGAAGAAAATCTGGTCACAGCGCACCTCCACGGCTTTTCTCTTCTGGCCGTCCTTATCATAGGACCGGGTTGTCAGGACGCCAGACACCTCAATGCGCTTGCCCTTGCAGAAGTTCCGGCTGACAAACTCAGCCTTCTTCTCCCAAGCCACGCAGTCTATGAAGTCCGTCTTATCCTTCACTCCCGGCCTATCCACCGCGATGGTGAATGTCGTCACCGACTTGCCGGAGGACGTGCATCTGAGTTCCGGGTCCCTGGTCAGGTTACCGCTGACTGCTATAATGTTCATGGGGTAGCTCCTCTCATCGTCGTAATAGTCCAGCTCCAGGTAGTTCTTCCCGAACTCTGCCAGGAAGTCTGAAACGCTGGCTTTGTGCTCCATCATGTATCGTACCTGCCAAAACTGCTTCAGGGCGTCCGCTGTGGCGCGGCACTGATGGGCTGCGTATTTTCCATTCCTGTGACAGCTCTCTCCGCACAGCCCAACCTTCAGGCCGTACTTCTCGGACTTTTTGCGGAGGGGTCCACCGAAAACGTGCTAATGATGGTCTTCCAGCAGGCCATATTTCCCGCACAGCCAGCATCGACCATATCTCACGACATCACCTCATTCCTGTATTGAACAGCCTCTTCCAGCGTGGAAAACCTCTTGCAAACGCCCATATTTTGGATGCTCAGTTCGTACTTATTATTCCGATATCGGATATACTTTTCACCTGTCGATGGAATTTTAGCTCCGGCTTTCGGATGTCTCATCAAATGCTGTGAATGATTGACGTTTTCCTTCTGCGTACACCATTCAAGATTTTCAACTCGGTTGTCTTTTGCGTTGTGGTTCTTATGGTTGATGACTGGTAATTTCCTGTCATTCGTTAAAAATGCCTCAGCAACAAGCCTGTGAATATAGTGGTTCTTGCGTCGTCCCTCTTTTGTGAGGGACAGCGCAAGATATCCACGACCGTTATCAAACGGTCTCATAACGTGTATCCGGGGCAGATTCTTAACTTGGTTATTTGTGAACGAAATTGCTCTGACTCTTCCGAAACTGCTGACTTGGTACAATCCTTCATAGCCAGAAATATCTTTCCAGATTTCTGGTTTCACGACAGTTATCCCTCCTCGCCTTCAGGCTCATCCGGGTCTTCGTACTGGTAGTCGTCATCCTCCGGGCAGATAGCATCTGGTTCTCCCTGACGGTCTCCAGATGTGTCCTTTTGCTCCCCGGCATCCTCCTCGTCCTCCTGGTCTTCCGCTCCCTCTACCTCGCTGTATTCGGCGTCTATGGCCTCTCTGTCACCGGCCGGGAGTGCAAGGGGCTCAGTGGACTGCGGCTTCTCCTCTTCATCATCGAAGAACGTCACCTGGCCGTTGTCGATTTCCCGCATGACGTACTGGCAGAGCTCGCGGTCCCACACCAGCTCGAAGTTTCCTCCCAGGCTGCCGGACTTCTTGCTCTTGACCTGCATCACTGTACTGACTTCGTGTTTGAAGCTGGGTTTGACAATATTCCGCATGGCGTCGTAGCCGTTTGCCTCAAAGTCCCGCGTCTGGTCCGGCTGAAGACTGACCGCAATCTTAATGTTGATGGTTGCCTCCTCGCTCTCGCGCTTCTCCATCTCCGTCAGGAGCTGCCGGAGCTGCTGGTCAAAATCTGCCTTCAGAGCATTGAAGGTGTCGCCGTTCAGCGACAGCGGATATTTCTTTTCGTTACACATTGGTATTCTCCTTTCAGTATTCAGACTCAATGTCGGATATGGACACCACCACACGGGGGTTGTCGCTGTAAAACTTTCTGACCATCGCGTCAACTATTTGCGCATCATCGCGGTAGGCTATGCCATTCAGCGAGTCGCAGATGACCTTGCCGATGTTATCAAAATCCGGTGTCTTGGTCGGGCGCAGCTTCTTATCAAGCATCGCTTGGCGCTTCTTCTTACTGACCGACTTAGGCATGGAGTAGTAGGCAAAAATCCGAACATCCAGCATGGCGTCGTCCGGGAATCGCTTGCCGCTCTGGTTCCTATACTCAGTCTTCACCAAGTTCTCATAGAGTACGGTCTTATCCGGCGTCATGGCCCTTGCATGTCCGTTGACAGTAGAAAATTTGGGTCTGCCCTTGCCCTGCGGCTCGCCATAAATGCAAAACTCCGCTCTCATGTTTCCACCTTCCTCTCTGGCTCAGGGTTTCTCTCGTACTCCAGGAAATAATAGTGCCGAGATCCCTTTCTTATCTGGCTGAAGCTCTTGACGGTGTACTTGTTCTTCACAAGGATGCAGGCTACCGCGAGCTGATCTGCTTCATCCTCGATATACAGCTTGCCTTCAGGGGGCTTTCCGGGCAGGGGCTCATACTCTACGAAGTAGTCGTAGCTTTTGGTGCCTGCCCTGCGCTGGCTCCCCATTCTGATCCTGTACCTGTTCTTGACGAGGACAGCCGCTACCGTCAGACGGTCCGCCTCGGTTGTGATATATAACTTGTTCATCAGTCGTCCTCCACTTCACATTCCCAGAATATCCTTCATGGACTGATGCGTGTCCTTGAGCATCAGCTTACGCCTGTCGGCTCCATTTACCTCTATGGGGTGGCACATCTCCATCAGTCGGCTGTATATACGGCGTTTGGCAGCATCCGGCTTTTCTGCCTTGTTCATGGGGTTTTCCAGTTCCGGCCCGGTTAGATTTGTGGTTATAATCACCGGCTTCCCTGAGCGGTAACGGGAATCTATCACATCGAATATGTACTGCTGGGCCGTTTCCGTATCTCTTTCCGCCCCCAGGTCGTCTATGACCAAGAGCTTATAGGTGTTCAGACTTCGGATGTACTCCTGCTTCTCGAAGGTGGACCCTATGCAGTTAACCAATATTACGGCACTGGTACACAGAACCGTGTACCCTCTGTCTAGCAGAGCGTTCGCCACGCATATGGCGGCGAAGGTCTTTCCCGTACCGTTGGTCCCGTACAGCAGCAGGCCCTTACTTTGCTTGTAGAACCTGTCAAACTGCTCCGCATAGGTCTTCATAGCCTTTGTCAACTTAGGGTTTCTCATATCGTCTCGCTCAAAGACCTTATCGCTCATGCTCTCGTCACCGAAGGCATCTTTCCGGTTTCGCCTTACCATCGCTTGGAACTCCCACTGTTTTTGCGCTGCTTTCTTTTTCTCCCTTCGCTCTGATTCACAGATGCAGGCGCAGGACACCACTCTTTCAACGCCAAAGCAGCTTATACGGCATTGTTTTGGAGTATTGCACTTGTGACAGTAGAGAAGTCCGTCCTTGAGATAATCGCCATCTCTGGGAGCGTTCACGGCCTCATGTATATCCGCTATCTGGTCTATCGCTTGCTGTATCGCGTTCATCAGTTACCTCCAAATATTCCTGAGAGGTCCACATCGTTCTCTGGGCGCGGGGCGGAGCTCCTCGGCTTCCGCCTCTCTTCCAGTCTGTCCCACTCTGCATTGGATCGGACGTTGTTGGCCTGCTTGTCCCGCAGTATGCCTCGGATGTATCGCCAGTTTCGCTTGTCCATTCCTGCATCAATGGCGCAGTTTATTGCCCGGAAGCAAACCTCAGCTCCAAGCCGCTCAACATAGCCCTTCAGCTCCTCCAGGCTGGTGGACGAGGGGGTAGGGTCTATCTTGTCCATGTAGGTCGTCATGACCCGCCCCAACGCCTCATTTATCACCGGCGTGGAAGGTTGGTTGCTTTCAGTCTCTGGAGCGTCCTGGTGCTCGTGATTCTCTTTCTCTTCGCTCCGTTTACGTCTCATGCGCTCGGTGTTGTACTTCCGGGTTTTCTGGAGCTTATACCACTGTTCTTGCCATGTGTCCCAATCGTGGATGTAAATATCTCCTTCTACTGTGTCGAGCCATCCGGCTTCAAACAAGGCGTTCACTACTGCTTCAGGCTTGATTCTTGACACACCTGCAACAGTGTCTTCGATGTCCTCCCGACCTGCCTCCAGGACCTTTCCGGTTTCGTCAGCATTATTCATTCCCCAGAACCACAGGAAATTCAGGATGCCGAGGGCTTCGGCCCTGCTGGTTTCCAGCAACCTCGCCAGTTTGCGGAGCTTGGGACCATCAACTTCTTGATACACGCTTATCCACGCCATCCTTTCACCTGCCTTCTTGTGGCCGCTTTTATGATAATTCTTTTAGTCCTCCGGTCTCTCATCGGGCTTCTCCCCTTCGTAGGGGCGCTCAGACTCAAGCTTTGCATCGCAAGCGTCCACCACCTTCTCGAAGATCTGCTTATAGACAGACAGGCGCATATTCGTGGTGGAGTCAAGCCCTGATTCTTCAAGCAGGCTCTTAACAAGTGCAGCACCTTCTTCCTTACCGAAGGCTCCTCTGGCAGTCCTGAAGAGTGCCTGTCGCTGCTCCTGCGTGATAACCGGGTCTTCCTCTTCTGTGGTTTCCTGCCCGTCGCCGTCTTCTACTACGGTGTAGTCAGCAGGAATAGCGCCGGATGCCAGCATTTCTTCCTCTGAGTAGACTCCCTCATAGTCCTTCGGGAAAGCGTCACGAACGCACTGGCTTATGGCAACCTTGTTAATCATGGTAGCAGGCTTGGATTTCCAGTTAGCTTGGCCCTTGTTGTACTCGCTGAAAGCAACCTCTTTGTAGGCTGTCCTCTCCTTGTTGTTGCGGATAAAATACACGCGGCACCAACCGCCCACCAAATCCTCTCCGGGATAGATGCAGCAGCCCTCTTTCTGGACTATTTCCTGGCCGCGCCGGACTGTGATGCCATCCTGCTTGTAGAGATAATCCGGGTGCTCGAAGGCCCGGCGGAGATAGGCGTCCTTGCCAACCACCATCTGGGCCGGTTCTTCCTTGCTGTACTTAATCAGGTAGACCTCGCCGTTGACTAAGGGGTTAAGCCCCTGCATCTTGCAGGTGTTCATAAAGAACACAAGCTCCTGATCGCTGACCATATCAGACTTGCCTCGCACAAGGTACTTCTTGACAAAGGGCAGGTCAAGTTCCACATGGGTTCCCAGGACATCGTAGCTCACAACTAGTGCGTTGCTTTCAGCTTTACTCAATGCAGTAGTGGACATTTCTCTTACCTCCTTCTAAAGCTCATCTTTGCCACCTCATGGTAGGTGACGCCGGGGATTTCGATTTTGCCTTTGGATGCGCGAATGAGCCGCATGACGGCAGCCTGGTCAACGGGTCTCAGCTCTATCCCGGAGAAAACCACGGGGACCGTCTTCGGGTCTATGCTGACAATCTCCCAGTCCTTGGAGGTGCTGACACCGGAGACTTTTGGCTTGTATGCAGCCGGTACGGAGTAGGTGCCTGCTTCATCCATGACCACCGCTTCGGTCATGGCAGCCTCTGCTCCATCCTTGTCCCCGGCCTCTTCCAGCGTTACAGCCTCCTGGAGCTTACGCTCCCTCTCCCTCTCAGCGGCACGACGGGCGGCCTCCTCAGCCTCCCGCCGCTTGCGCTCCTGTTCCATGACGTAATTTCCCATCGCCTTCTTGATGGTGGTCTCAGCCCTCTTCAGCGGAGCCAGCATAGCCTTCTCCCGGTCACAGACCGCTCTGTGCGCCTGGTATGCGCTGTCCTTCATCGGCTTGAAGAAGTCGGTCACAACAGCCGCCTTCTCCTTTAGGAGCTTACCGAACGCACCAGCGTCCGAATAGTCATCGTCGTTCTGGATGACGAAGCTTTCCGCCTGGAACTCAATGTCCGTGACCTGCTGAGTGAGCGTCTGCTCGTTCAGCTCAGTCTCAGGTATGACTGCCACTACGTTTTCTCTTTCCATCTGTCGAACCTCCTATTGTTCGTTCATGTAGTTTCGTATGGTCATCAGGGAGGACAGCACGGACCAGCACTTTGAACTGCGCTGGAACTGCACTTCCCGATATCCGTTCTTTGACAGGTGGAGTATCAGCCGGTCATCGACCTTTACCCCGTGGCTCTCGAAGGCCCTGTCATATCCTTCGAGCTGGACGGCGCACAGCTTGGTGTTCACCTGCGCCGAGGTTTTGTAATCCACCAGTGTCAGGCGCCCGCCGATGATGCAGATAAGGTCTGCTTTCCCGGCGTACCTGAGTATCTTGTGATAGACCTTGCTCTCCATCGCCAGCGGTTCAGGCTTGCGAAGCTCCCACCACTGAAGGAAGGACCGGAAGTAACCGGCGTACTTCGGGGCGATGTCCTGGATTCCAAACTCGGCGTAGTTCTCTATGGCGTTATGTATGGCCGTCCCTCTCCTGGCCGCCCTGTCCAGCACTTCCGGGTTCACCGTTTGGTAGAAGTCGTCAGACAGCGGCTTCATCAGCGTCGTGACGCTGGGGATGACCAAACCGTTCAGCCGGTAGATGTGACCGGCCTCATCGAAGGTCAGCTCCGGGAACTCAGGGATTTCTACCATGGCTCCGCCTCCTGAGCCACGCCCTTAGTGGCTCCGCATTTCTCCAGCAACAGGGATATCGCTGCATCGCTGGCGCAGTCATCCATGTGGTAGTAATCACCGTCCAGCTCCAGGTATTCTTCCCCTGGGACGATAGGCTCACCGCAATACTTGCAGGTGTAGACCGTTGGAGGGTCCGGGGCGTTCGGGCATCTGGCGTCACACGGGAACTGTCCGCAAACACAACACATGGTTTTGTTCTCCTCTCAGATTGATATTGAGACGCATGAAGTAGTCTCTCAGCTCATCCTCATACAGCAGCGGCAGGTAATCATCCGGCTTACGGTTTACCTCGCACTTCCTCTTGGCGTAGGCAAGCACCTTTTCTGCCACATCATCGTCTATGGCAAATCCCAGGGTGCGTTCTGCCGACCTTCTCGCTTCTATAACCTCCGTCATAGCTTTTAATTGTCGATACGCCGACGAACTTCCGCCAGCAATTCATCAGTGGAAAACCCGCTCAGGTCAGTCTCATCCTCCAAAGCTGAGAGTAAAGAGGAAATGACCAAAGCTGGGCGGATGCCATAAAAGACGGAGCAGCCGCTGTCGCCCCAGCCGCCATCCGAGAACACGAGCAACGCGCGCGTGGAGCCGAAATGCTCTGGCCCGCCCCAGCCGGTAGCCAGCCAGCAGGCTTCGTCTGGGTCAGGAATTACCTCGGCATACATTCGGGACTCATCTAAGGTCAGCGGAGCAGCTGCCACCTCCAGAGAGCCGAAGCCTTTGTACCCGTCCATCGTAGTCAGGTCGATGACCCGGTTCTTGATGAGGTCGGAGTTGTAGCCGTCCTCCTCCAACTTCTCGGTCAGGCGGTACAGCCAGGCGTCCACCGCCTCCTTCAGCTTGCTCTCGGAGTAGTTGTTGCTGGTGCCGAAGCAGGTGTCGCCCTGTGACTCCAAAGCGACGATGAGCATATCATCGGTGGTCGTGAATGAGTTTTCCACGCCGCCCGTCTGGAGCACCACGAACTTGATACCGGCCAGCTCGATGATGTCGCCGGGCTTATGCGATACAGCGGTCTTTTTCATGTCGTTCGCTTTCCTTCCTCACCGGCGAAACGCAGACGCCGATGTTCAGTTTTTGGATATTTCTCAGAGCTTCGCCGAGCTCTTTGTTTGAGCGGATGCCGTACTCCTCGGCGAGCAGCTTCTTGATTGCCTCAATGTCAGACATACCTCAGCCCCCATTCATGGCCTTCTGTCCGATGAGCCTGAGCTCTCCGGCAGCCTTGATAAGTTTGTCGAGATATTCCAGAATGTCAGCAAGATCAACGCGCTCATCCTCGGATATGACGCCATCAGCGGTGATATCTATGAGCTTCTCGCGGACCTTCTCCACATCATCCTGCCGGAGCTGCTTCAGAAGGTTCAGCGTAGTGCGCTCTACCGTGGCCAGGTCTGAGGACGGCATCGGAAAGCTCTCTCCGATTGGACACTCAGATGTGCAGTACCAAGCCTTCAGCTCCGGGGCGTTGTATAAGTCCGCCATCAGGACAATTTTGTCAACCGGGATGACCTTGGTGTTTCCCAGCTCATAGTCTGCGAGGCTCGACACCGAAACGCCCAGCAGTTCAGCGGCTCCTTCCCGGCTGTTTAGCTTGTCGTTATACTTTGCGGCCTCTTTCCTGCAGCGGAAACACTGATTCTCTATGGCTTTCGTAGGGTCACGCCCCATTTTCTTTCCCTCCTATCTGTCCTATGATATGACCACACAGGCAATCTTCGTGTAATGACTTACCGTTTCGGTAAGTTGCCATCAAAAAAAATGGCGTTTACTTGCTCAGTGGTAAGGTCAAGCTCTCTGGCTACGATGACCTTCTCCTCATCGGAAAACCCGACCGCGCCTCTTTCCTTCTTTGCGTAGGAAACCAAAGACTTTCCTATCGCGGCTGCCATATCTTCCTTAGATTTGTTCTTCCGCTTTCTGGCGTACTCCAGTTCCAGTTGGTTCACTTATCTCACCTCCTTCAGTATCTTCATACTAACATACCATTCTGGTAAGTGTCAATAGGTTTTTTATAATTTTGGTCAGTTTTGTTTACAATGAGTTCAAAATACTTTATCATTGGTAAGTCAAAAACTTCAGGAGGTATTATCCATGTTTGATAAGGCCACATTTGCAGAGAGCTTCAAGCGTATCATTGACCAGCGCGGGATGACCCAGCGGCAGATTGCTGAAAAGCTCGGTGTCACCGAGACCACCATCTCTCGATATACCACATCCAGCCCTAAAGGGCGCACTCCCAATGTGGAAACCCTGGTAGCTCTAGCCAACGTGCTCAACGTCAGTCTGGACACTCTCGTTGGAGTAGAACCCCCTGCCATTCCCCGGCAGGCCCCAGATGTAAAAATCCTTATCTCCTCCTATGAGAAAGCGTCCCTGGAGCAGCGCGAGGCTATCTGGTCTGTACTCAATGGCTTCAAGCTGCTAACACCGGAGCAGAAGGCCGTCATCGACGCCATCAATGCGGAGGAAAAAGTCGAGGCTATGTAATCTCAGGCGGCTGCGATTTAATCAGCTTGGATAATTTCAGGAGGAGAACACAATGACAGCACTCAGGAGAGGCGACGAACACATACAGTTCGACGGGATGCCGACCGGCTACCTTCTCGGAGATTTCTGGAGGTGGAGCTCGTCTGATCTGCTCAACAACACCCTGCGTGGAACCTACTGTGAGTTCATCGTAGGCGCAGCTCTCGGTCTTGACCTTTCTGGCGGTCGGGTAAATTGGGACCCCTGGGACCTGACCTACCAGCGGGAAGGTCAGGAGATACACATAGAGGTCAAAAGCAGCGCATACCTTCAGCCCTACCATCAGTCCCGGCTGTCCGACATCATCTTCAGCATACGGCCCACTCGCACATGGGACCCCGCCGGAGGCTACTCTGATGAGGTCCGTCGGCAATCCGATGTCTACGTCTTTTGCGTCTACACCGAGACTGACCGGGCAAAGGCTGACCCTCTGGTACTCGACGGCTGGGACTTCTACATCGTCCCAACTAAGAATCTGGATGAGGTATGCGGAGGCCAGAAAACCATCTCGCTCCCGTCCCTGCTGAAGCTCGACCCTATCCGGGCCGACTACTCAGGCATTGAATATGCAATTATTCATTGTATACAAAGCTACCCCCCCCCCCCCGTCATTCTGCATAATTTATGTATATTATTCTTGTGCATAAACACGAAGAGGCTCCACCTAAGCAGAGCCTCTTTCCCTGTGTTGCTTATCTTCATTATAGGACGAAATGAGGGTGACTGATATGCTTGTTCTAGCCAATTCACTGCGTTTTGGCTCTGCGTATATCCGCGTCTCAACAGAGGACCAAACCGAGCTATCTCCTGATAGCCAACTAGAGGAAATTCGAAAGTATGCGCAGCGTGAGGGCATCATACTCCTTGAGGACCATATTTACATTGACGCTGGTATCTCCGGGAAGAAAGCCGAGAGGCGGCCAGAGTTCATGCGGATGATTGCCACAGCCAAGTCTACTGACTGCCCTTTCTCCGTCATACTGCTCTGGAAATTTTCCCGCTTCGCCCGAAACCAGGAAGAAAGCATATTCTACAAATCCATCCTGCGCTCCAAATGCGGCGTTGATGTGGTAAGCGTGACCGAGCCCCTGATAGCCGGTCCTTTCGGCTCGCTTATAGAACGTATCATAGAGTGGATGGATGAATTTTATTCCATCCGGCTAAGCCAAGAGGTCAAGCGCAGCATGAAAGTCAATGCTGAGCGAGGACAACTGCAATCCACCCCTTCCTTCGGTTATTATGTAAAAGACGGCATACTTGTCCCGGATGAAAAAGAGGCAGCATACATTCGCCAAATCTTTGATGACTTTCTGGCTGGTAAGGGACTTTATGTAATAGCCAGAGAACTTAATGCTATGGGCGTCCGCACACATCGGGGAAATGCGTTTGAAAACCGAACCGTGGAATACATACTTCGCAATCCTGTATACATCGGTAAGTTGCGTTGGAACCCAGCGGGACGG